GGGCGAAGATCTCCTTGGCGATCTTGAAGAAGCCCCAGAGGATGAAAGTCCAGTAATGGACGAGGTTCCTTTTGCAGTTGAAGAAGGCGACGATCCAATTATGGTTCGACTTGATCTCGAAGCATTAGAACGTGCGCTCCAAGAAGAAGGTTCCACCGATGCTGAAGAAACACACGAAGAACTTGCCGAAGATCTTGAAGACGATATTCAAGAAGAAGATATTGAGCTTGATGAGATGATTCTTAATGCCATAGCAGAAGAATTAAAAGTTGACGTAGGAATTCCAGATCAAGGACTTGGTGGACGCACAACTCCAACTGATAGAAATTTAGAAGGGCAAAAAGTACAACTTGCTGCCCTTAAGGATGATGAACTTGCAGAAGAACATGCTGCTCTAGAAAAAGCTAGAGAAGAAGCTGGTATGTACATGGAGCAAGTGGAAACCCTTAGAACTCAAAAATCAAAATTAGAAAAAACAGTTTTACATCTTAAGGAGCGATTGGAAGAAGTTAATCTTTCCAACGCTCGTTTACTTTATACAAATCGAGTATTAAATAGCACCTCCTTGAATGAGCGACAAAAAATTAAAATTGTCGAGTCTATTTCAAACGCAGATTCTGTAGAAGAGGCGAAGGTCATTTACGAAACCCTTCAAAGCGCCGTGGGAGATGCTAGAAATAGTCAATCTCCACAATCACTACGCGAAGCAGTAGAGAAACCATCGCCAACGCTTCCCCGAAGCATTGCAAGAAGGGAGGCACTTAGTGTTCAAAATCCGCATTTTGATCGGATGAGAGCACTAGCAGGCATTAAAGGAGGTAATAAATAATGTCCGTATTAAAAAAACTAACTGAAGGCATTGTCGATAGAGATCTTTCAAAGGAAGGTGCTGCACTTTTATCAAAGTGGGAACGCACTGGACTTTTGGAAGGTTTAGACAATGACCGTACTAAGCAAAGTATGGCTCGTCTTCTAGAGAACCAAGCTAAGGAACTTCTTCGTGAAACTTCCGCTATGGCTGGTGGTGATGTAGAAGGTTTTGCCGCTGTTGCTTTCCCCATTGTTCGTCGTGTATTCGGCGGCTTGGTTGCTAACGATCTTGTTAGCGTTCAGCCCATGAGCTTGCCCTCTGGTCTGATTTTCTTCCTTGACTTTACTGTTTCTGATGAAACTGGTGCTCGGGGTGGATATGAGTCTGGTGATTCCATTTATGGTGGTGGCAAGGTCGCTGCTGAGATTACTGGTGGTGTTTCGCTTTCCGGTGATGAGGCAGAAGATAGCTTCTACAACTTAAATAATGGCTATTCTTCACCAACTGGTTCCGCTGCGGTAACCATTCAAGGTGTTGCTTCCGGCACATTCGGTGGTAGTGGATATAAGACTACCCAATGGAATGCACAAACCAATGTAAACGTGCTTGGTTCAATTATGTCTGGTGCNCTGGGAGATCAGCTTTGCCGATTCGATCCAGAATTTACTTCTGGTACAACCAATGTTATGATNGGTAGANTTGCANTTGCAAGTCTCTCTCAGATCAATAAGAGGAATTGGGTTACTGTCAGTGCATCTCTTGGTTTGGGCTCAGGTGTTCAACTGAATCGTAGATTGACTCAGCTTTCTGGATCTGCTGCGAATAAGGGTATTTGGAAGCCCGGTGATGCAGAAACTCATCTTTTGATGTTCTGGTCTTCGGACTCACAAACTATTGCACAGTTGTCGGCTTCAATTCAACCNNTGACCTACCTCTCTCCCGAAACCTCTTGGTCCATCGATGATGATTTCGTCGCTGGTGGAGCAAAGGGTTCAGTGATTGGGGATCCCCTTTGGGGTCTTGAGCAGGCAGCAGCTAGCGCTAGCGAGGCCAACGGACGAGATGTCATCCCTGAGATTGATATCAAGGTTGACTCTGTGAGCATTACTGCTATGACCAAGAAGCTGAAAGCCAAGTGGACACCGGAGTTAGGACAAGATCTTAACGCCTATCACAACTTGGATGCAGAAGTAGAGCTTACTAGCATTCTCTCTGAGCAAATTGCTCTTGAGATTGACCGGGAGATCCTCGCGGACCTCGTGAATGGTCAAACTGCCGGTAAGTACTATTGGTCCAGGGCACCCGGTAGGTTTGTGAGACGAACCGGTACCGGCGCTGGTGAAGAAGTTGGTGTAACTACGGCTACACCTGACTTTACCGGTACTGTGTCTGAATGGTATGAAACTCTTGTTGAAACAATCAATGATGTTTCTGCACAAATTCATCGCAAGACCTTAAGAGGTGGCGCTAACTTCATCGTCGTTGGACCTGAAGTAGCAAACATTCTTGAGTTCACTGCGGGATTCCGTGCAAATGTCACTGGTGATGTTGACAAGGGTACTGTTGGCGCAGTCAAGACTGGAGCGCTTTCTAAGAAGTGGGATGTCTATGTAGACCCCTACTTCCCTCGAAACCTCGTTCTCGTCGGTCGCAAGGGTGGCTCTTTCTTGGAAAGTGGCTACGTGTATGCCCCATATGTGCCATTACAGGTCACGCCCACTATCTTCGGAACCGAAGACTTCGTACCCCGCAAGGGAGTTATGACGCGCTACGGCAAGAAGATGGTTCGTCCTGACATGTATGGACTAGTCGTCGTACTTGACCTCGTATAAGCGAGCAAAAAAGCGATAATATAAAAGATTGCCCTCGTCATGCAAATGGCGGGGGTTTTCTTTTAGTGCTCAACTATTTACAGTGAGGAGGCTTATACCCAATGGCGATACCCACCCTTACTCCAAAAAGCACAGTTAGTGCAATCGTACTTCCTGCCACGGGCTCAGCCCTATATGTGGCAGATCAGTGTCCGTTTGGGATGTTTACCGGTTCTACAGAGTTTTTATCTGGAGCCGCAGAACAGGTTGCATATACATATAAAAAGCTTGGTGGAGATGTTTTAGATCTTGAAATTACAACCGGAAGTGTTTATGCTTCCTACGAAGAGGCAGTATTAGAATATTCTTATATTGTCAACATGCATCAGGCAAAAAATATATTATCAGATGTTTTGGGAATGACAACTGGTACTTTCAATAGTGACGGGGAACTGCTTGCAGGCACATTGTCTTCTAGTCTTAGCGGCACACACGTTGCTCTTAAGTATCCACAGTTTACATTTTCATACGCACAAAGGGTAGCAGATGCCTTTTCAACCGAGGCACGCGCAGGAGGTACCACGAGAATATATTCCGCATCCTTCAGCACCACTGGAAGTGTACAGGATTATGATTTACAGCAGATTCTCCATAGCTCTAGTGTTAATAATTTAGATGCAGCCACAGGCGAACCAGTCCCTTATGCCGGGTTTGTAAGTGGAAGCAGAATAATAGTGGAAAAAGTTTATTATAAAACTCCTTCATCAATGTGGAGATTTTTTGGATATTATGGCGGACTAAATACCGTGGGTAACCTAGCAAACTATGGACAATATGCAGACGATTCAACATTTCAACTAGTCCCAGTTTGGCAAAATAAGGCGCAGGCAATGGCGTTTGAAGACTCGATTTATTCGAGAAATTCCCACTGGTCCTTCGAACTAAATAATAATATGTTAAGAATATTTCCTACACCAGTTCAAGGAGGGGCTTCACCGAACTATTTCTGGTTTAATTTTCGGATAGTTGAAGATGCCTGGACAGCCTCCTCGGGCTCTATGGTAGATGGAATTAATAATATGAATACAATTCCATTTGCAAATATTCCTTACCAAAATATTAATTCTATTGGTAAGCAGTGGATTCGCCGCTTTTCGCTTTCTTTATCAAAAGAGACTCTGGGTCAAGTACGATCCAAATTTGCCACAGTCCCCATTCCAGGCGAATCTGTTACGCTTAATGGTCCTGCTCTGATCTCGGAGGCACGAGAAGACCAAGACAAGCTCAGAACAGAGTTAAAAGAAACGCTTGATCAATTAACATATCAAGCCTTGATGGAGAAGGATTCAGCTATTGCGGAATCAGCCAACACAATTAACCAAAATGTACCAGCAGGCGTGTATGTTGGGTAGGGGGGTATTTTAAATGGCTGATGACAAATGGTCCCAACCTTCGCAAGCACCTCCACCACTATTTGTAGGCGAAAAAGAACGTAATCTTGTTAAGCAGGTCAATGATGAACTTATTGAACGAGTTATCGGACAACAAGTTGTTTATTATCCCATTGATCAAACTATTACAAATTATAATGATCTTTATGGAGAGGCGATTGAGAAATCATTTCTACCACCAATACGAGTATACGCACTAGTCGATTACCAAAGTACTGAAACGAAAGCCGATGAATCGGTTGGTATTGATAAGTCTAATACAATTACTATTTATTTTCACAAAAGAAGGTTGACAGACGATCAAGACTTGTATGTGCGGGAGGGCGACTTTGTTTTATACGGAGACTATTTTTACGAAATAACAAGCGTATCCTGGGCACGGCAATTGTTTGGACAGATAGATCATAAATTCGAAATTGTAGCAACATGTTACTATTCAAGAGAGGGACTGTTCGATGCCACCTGATAACCCAAGAAACCAAGACTTGGCACCTTTGCAAGAAATACCTTTTATGCCCTCGACAATCGAGACTATTGATCGTGCTTTGTTTGATTATATTGATGATGAGTTAAATATATCTTGCACGACGAACAAGGGTTTTAATAAATTACCTTTTATCTGGACAGGTGCAGAGCGGGCTTATCAAATTAAACACAATAAAGATTTAAGGGATTCTAATGGTTTTTTAATATATCCAATAATGACTCTTGAAAGAACAGCTATTTCAAAAGATGTGTCAAAGAGAGGTGCATTTTATGCTGCGATACCCAACAGACAAGATGCTAAAGGCGGTTTGATGACAGTCGCAAGAATGATTAAACAAGATAAAACAGCAAATTTTGCCAATGCCGATTCAAAAAGACTTATAAATAACAACATAGGAAACAAACAAAACAATTTCCCAAAACATAACTCCAAAGTCGTCTATGAAACGATCACTATGCCCATTCCAATGTATTTAGAAGTACAATACACTTTAACTATCCACGCAGAATATCAACAGCAAATAAACGAAGCTCTTACAGCGCTTATGACCACCTCAGTATATGGACCGGATTATTTTAATATTTCCAAAGATGGACACCATTTTGAAGCTTTCATTGAATCAGACTATGATTTAAATAATAATGCCGCTTCGCTGATGGAGGATACAAGAGGATATCAAACACAGGCATCTCTTAGGGTACGGGGATATATTATTGGTGGCGATAAAAACGAAGATCGCCCCAAGATTGTTAGACGAGAGAATGCGGTCGAAGTTAAGATCCCACGCGAACAGGTAATATTCGGAGACATTCCAGAAAATCTACATGTCAGCGGAAACGTGCCATTTTATCGAGAGTAGTTTTGACTTATTTGGGGCTTTCGCCTTTTGTTCAACTATTTATTAACGATAGCAAGAATATAAAATATTCATATTAATATTGTATTGAAGCAGTACAAGGAGACACTTCATAATGGCAGCTAAGTCTTTCAAGTTTATTTCACCCGGCATTTTTATTGATGAAATTGATAATTCAGAATTGCCAGCACTTCCAGAGGAAATGGGTCCAGTTATTATCGGACGCACAGAACGTGGTCCATCGATGCGACCCATCACGGTTAACGCCTTTTCGGAATTCGTTCAAATATTTGGAAACCCCATCCCAGGCGGACAGGGCGGCGATGTTTGGCGTGACGGAAACTACCTTGCTCCCACATATGCTGCATATGCTGCTCAAGCGTATTTGAAGAACAGTAACGCTGTTACAATGGTGCGTCTTGCTGGCGCTCAAAAAAGCGGACTTTCACACGGCTCTTCTGGAGAAGCAGGGTGGCAGACAGCCGCGAAATCAAACGCCGCTAGCGAAGCCACTAATGGCGGCGCTTATGGATTGTTTGTTTTCCCATCAGCGTC